GATCAGCCACGGCATGGCGCTCGCCTACCTCGACGCCCGCGCCGTGGCTGATCGGCTCGACGCTGTGTGCGGCCCGGATGGTTGGCAGTGCCGCTATAGTCACGCCGCGCAGAAAACCGTGTGCGATATCGGCATCCGCGTCCAGACCGAGGCCGCAACTGCAAACGCAGTCTACCAGACTTATGAATGGCTCTGGAAGGCCGACGGTGCTGGCGACAGCGACATTGAGGCGGAGAAAGGCGCCCTCTCCGATGCCTTCAAGCGTGCTGCAGTCAGATGGGGGATTGGCCGTTACCTCTACGACCTGCAAAGCCCGTGGGTCGAGTTGGACGAATGGAAGCGCATCAAGGACAGCGAGAAGACGAAGCTCAACAATATCCTGATCGCCAAGACGCGCTCGCTCACCAACCCGACGCCGGCTGACCGGATCATCAATAACGCGGCCAAGCCTATGGATGGCGGATCGACCGACCCCGACGTGCTGGCTGGGGCGAAGGACTGGGTGGAAGGCTCCGAGGCCAACCTATCCGTCTATGCCACCGAGTCGGACGTGCTGGCATGGAACCGGAAATACGCCAAGGCCCTCGTCAAGCTCCAGGGTACTTCTGAGGATCTGTACGACCGGATCATGCTGGCATATGGCGCCGCGCTGACCCGTACCCGTCGCGAGGCAGCATGACCGAGAAGGCCATTTTTAGACTCGTACACGATGTTTCGCGTCGTCTGGCTGTGGAGGCCGTGACCAAGGCCGAAGATGGCTCAGTGGTCACCGTAGGCCCGGCAACGCGTGGTCTGGATCAGTCGGCCCGCTTTCACGCGATGCTCGCCGATATAGTGCGGGCAAAGACCCTCTGGGACGGCAGCACCCACGATATCGAGTTCTGGAAGTCCCTCGTGGTTTCCGGCTGGGCGATTGCCACCAAGGCACAGGGCGAAGTCACACGCGGCATTGAGGGCGAGATCGTGCTGATCCGGCGCTCTACCACCACCATGTCAAAAGCCGAGATGACGAGCCTCATAGACTATCTAGCTGCGTTCATGGATCTGCGCGGAATTGCTCGGAGGGAAGGATGAGCGCCTTCACCATCAACGTGGTCGCTGTGCTGCTGAATCTCAGCGTCTTGACGTTCAACCTCGCCATTACTCCGAATATCTGGGCCATCGCTTCATCCGCATTCTGGGTCGGTGCCAATTTAACGGCATGCATTGCTATCAAGATGAGCCAGCGATGACCGAGCGCCGCTCCCTCAGCACCATGCAGCGCCTGCGGGTATTCGAGCAGAGCGGTGGCCGCTGTCACATTTGCGAGCGCCTCATCCGTGCCGGCGAGCGTTGGGAAGCTGAGCATCGCATTCCCCTTGCTCTGGGTGGCGCAGACGACGCCTCCAACATGGCTCCCGCGCATGTGGTCTGCCATTCCCAAAAGACAAAGACCGATAACGCGAGCTGGACCAAGGCGAAGCGCGTCAAGGCCAAATCGATCGGGATCAAAAAGCCGCCCAGTTTCCGCAAGCCAGATGGCGTTCGGTTCGATTGGAAGTTGCGGCGATACGTTCCGGAGAAGGAAAGCGTCCGATGAAGAACGAGATGGGTGCGAGCCCCGAGGCGAGCGAACACAAATCGCAGAACGCAAGAGCGCTCGCCAAAGAGGCAAGAAAGGCGATGATCTCCGCGCATGCTGCGAATGGCACGTATATTCCCGCCGTAATCGAACTCCTAGACGCCCTGGAGCGTGAGCCGGTGTCGGCGGAAGAGGTGGAAGCGCTCAAGCGTGAGATCATTGACCTGAAGGCTTTCATCCGTGGCATCGGCATTAACTGCCAGCGTGCGGGCGCTGATCTGGCCCAAGTGGCCGCCTCGGCTAAGGCCGCCACCAAGGACCAGCAGTCATGACCAAGCTCACACCCACGGAAATTGTGGACAATGCCGTAGCTGAATGGGCGAACGAAAGGAGGCCTTTGCGAGCAATTAAAGTCGCTCTGGACCTCGCCCGCGAACAGCTAGGCCAGCAGGCCGCCGCCCTCAACCGCGCCAAGGGAGGGTGACATGGGCGAATTATCGAAACGTCCCGGCTATCAGGAATCGATGACGCATCCCCTGCGCCGCGCCGTGTGCGATCTGCGCGCCAAGCACGATCTCACGGGCTGCGTGCTGATATCCTTCGATGGCGATCGTGTCGGCGTCAGCAGTTCTGGCCGCACCGATGAATTCGGGGCGCACATGGTGACGCTCGGTGATCGCATCTTGGCCGCCCTAGACGATGGGCAATTCGACCCCGAGGAGCCGCAGTCATGACCAAGCTCACACAGTCGATGGTGTTAGAGGCCTCCAGAGCTGCATGCGTGGCTCTTACCGATGAGGACCTCGCGGTGATGGTGCTTTCTCTCAATAGACAGCTAGGCCAGCAGGCCGCCGCTCCTGGCGTGGAGCAACTGCGGGAAGTTCTGAAGGCAGCTCGGGAAGCGTTGGTCTTCTACTACGCTGTGTCTCAAATGGGTTACAGACGCGACAATGGAGCGCGAGCGCATGCCGCAACGGATATTATCGACGCCGCACTCGCGGGGGCTCCTCCCCCCAGCCGTTTGACGATGGACGATGTGCGCAATGCCATGAGCAACATCGCCTATGCGCACATGAGCATGGAGGATATGTCCACCCTGGCGCAGGACATCGCAAACAATCTCAACTTCCGAGCGGTGGCTCCTCCCCCTGTGGGGACGGATGACGAGTTCGAAGAGCGGCGGCTCTTGAATGTTCAGGCCGCCCAAGACAAGGCTCGGCAACACAGCAATTGGCAGACCTCAGCTTTCAGCACCGATGAGGAAGAACCCTATCTTTCACCGCAGCAATACCTATTGCTGGCCGACGAAATAGATCGGTTACGCGCCCTCTCTACTCCCCCTGTGCGGCCAGAAAAGTAAGGGAATATGGCCTACGTCACGCTAGATGGGTCCGTGCAAGTGCAGGTTGAGGAGAAAGACGGCAATGACCGAGACCAGACGCGAAAAGGCAGGAGCCGATGCCCGATTTGAAGCCGAGGCAGAGGCCCGCGAGCGAGACAAAGAACGCGCTGCGCAGCTCCTGTTTTATTCTATCACGACCTACCATTGCCCGTGTGATCGCCTGGACCTGCTACATCCAGCGTGCCGAGATGCTGGCATGTGCGTTGGAAAGAAAGACGAGTGAAACCCCGTCTCGTCTCTTGGTTCTCTTGCGGCACGGCTAGCGCGGTCACCACGAAGCTGTGCCTGTCGAAGTACGGTGCAACACATGACATCGTAGTCGCCCGTTGCATCGTGCCAGAGGAGCACAAGGACAACGACCGCTTTGCGAGTGACTGCGCGGTCTGGTTCGGCCAAGGAGTGCTCAATCTCGCCAGCACCGAATATGCGAGCTGCGAGGATGTGTGGCGACGCGAGCGCTATATGTCTGGCGTGGGTGGCGCGCGCTGCACGGTCGAGATGAAGAAGGCCGTGCGCTGGGAATTTGAGAAAGAGTGGCACCCCGACGTGCAGGCCTTTGGCTACACGGCAGACGAGCAGCCCCGCGCAGAACGGTTCCGTCAAAACAACCCCGAGATTGCGGTAGTCTATCCACTGATAGACGCCGGCCTCGACAAAGAAGCCTGCCACGCGATTATCGATCGCGCGGGCATTATCCTGCCGAAGATGTACCGGCTCGGCTTCAATAACGCCAATTGCAAGGGCTGCGTCAATGCCGAGGCGCCCAGCTATTGGAACCGCTGATTAAGTAGGGAGTATGAACACAAATCATTTCCCCCACTACGGAAGGAGAGAATCGTGACCTTCTGGCCAGATGAAATGCGAAAAGGAATGGAGATGAAGAAAGCCATGACCTCCCCACCCAACCATAGCCTTGTAGAGCGGCTGCGCGAGGCTGAGCGTGTGGAACTCCAGCAGATCCGGCGAGCCGGCGGCGATCGCACGTTCTTCGAATTGTTCCGAGATGCCGCAGATCGCATCACGGCGCTGGAGGAAGCGCTGCGGTTCTACGCCGATCCGTACTCGGCCAAAGATGAGATCGGTGAGCCTATCCTCGTCCCTGATTTCTATGGCGAGTTGGATTTCGGCGACACCGCACGCCGAGCACTGGGCGCAGAGGGAGAGAGACGATGACCGACAAAGAGAAGATCGCCAAGCTGGAGGAGGCGCTGCGAATCGTCGCCAAAGCCGAACTCTATGACCTCACCACGGGCATCATTGATGCCGATGTATTATTCGCCGTCCAAGAGGCCGCCCGCCGAGCGGTCCAGATCAACAATCTCTTCGCCGATGCGGAATCATGTATCGCATGCGCCGAACCATTAGTGGACGGCGACAAGGTCTATCCCGACACAAGCGGCGGCTTCATTCACGCCGCCTGTTGCGGGCCTGGGCGCGAAAGCTATGTCGCGGATGGTGAGCCGCTGAAAGTCGGCGCGCCTGTTCCGGAGCCTATCATTTGGAGGCATCTTCAGTGAAACCGCGTTGCGTCATCGTACTGCTGCCCAAACATCTAGGCCGTGCCCTTCGTCGAGTGCGGAAGGAGCGCCAATTGACGCTCCAGGATGCCTGCCGGATTACCAAGGTCAGCCGCTCCGCGTTCTCCCGGGTTGAGAACGGAAAGCCGCCAAATGTCACGGCGCTGATCAAACTATCCGCTTTCGTGCTCTTTGCGGGCACAGAGGGAGAGGGGAAGTGACGACGCCACTACCCAAAACAGCCGGAATCGAGACCTACTATTTTAGCGAGCCCCAAAAATGGGTAGCGTGCTGGCTTCCCTATCATTGGGGGTTCCGCGGGTGGGGTGATTCCGAGGAAGAGGCCGTTGCGGACCTTAAGCGGCACCATCCCTACAAGGCTGCTGAGCTTGCGGCCAAAGACGCCGAGAACAACACGCGCATGAACCAAAACCCCACCGCAGAGGGAGAGACTCATGAGTGAGAACGCCCAAAGAGAATATGTGCACTGCGGTTGTGGGGCCTTGTGTCACGCGGCTGGGCTCATGGCCTACATTCCAGCCGGCCAGTCCAAACGCCAATACCTGGACCGCCTGCCGATCGATAGGCCAGAGCCGGTCCCTCCCCCTTCCCCCAACAGCGACAAGGAGGGGCCATGACCCTTACCGAAGCCGCCTTACAGATGCAGTGGTCCCGCCGCACCTTGACGCGCGACGGAGAGGGATTGTTTCGCATACGCGTGACTGAATTTCTGTTCGTGAAGACATTACAACCAAAGGAAGTGATCGATGAAAACGTCGCTCAACGTCACGGCCAACAGTCGCACGCTCAAAGTACGGCTGCGCTGCACCATCGAGGCCACCGATCTGACTCGGTATGAGATCATGCGAATGAAGGGCAAGCTCGCCGACAAGGTATCCGACGCACTGCGGGATCTCCCCTACGGCTCAATCTCCGTACTCGATATCTCCGCTAAGTGACACCGTTCAGCACCCTGTCTCCACGCGGGGAGTATGAACACAAATCATTCGCGCGACGGAGAGCGGAGAGGAAGATGACAGACATCCCCAACCAAGCCCCTCAGGCGGCCTCTGGAGACGAATTCACCCCTTCCCGCCCCTTTGGACGCCGGGGATGGCGAACCACGCGTGGCGGCAAGATTTCGATAGACCCGACCCCCACCGCGGAGAACCGCCAGCTACCCGACCATCCGAACGGCGAGCATGCCGACCAGTTCTCAGCCCTCTACCCGCGCGAACTCGACCAGGAGACCCGCAACGTCCGCCTCGACATGTCCTTTGACGAGCCGATCAAGATCCGCGACCAGGCGCAAATGATCCTCGCTGCCATGCAGGAAATTATTGAACTCACCAAGAAGCATGACCTAGGGTCAAAAGCGCAGCGCATGCAATGCCGGCACACGGCAGCGGTCCTCGGTCGCGCCCTCTCCCGGTTCAATGGGAAGACGCCCTACGGCGATACCGTGCGAAAGAAGCGCCAACATCGACACAGCGTCAACACTATGGGTTGAGTACGCTATTGAGTTTTACAATCTATATATTATAATATCTTAGCGCGACCCTGTGGACCAATCAAACTGATTCAGCGTCAATTTCTGGCTTACCCACGAGACTCACCTGACTCACCGCGATTATCGTTTCGCGAATGTTCTCACCAGATGTAGGGGTACCATGGGCGAAATGATCGAGCGGATAGCCAAGGCGCTGGCCCTGAAGCACTACTCAGAACGCTTTTCGAACAACCCAGCACAGGCGCGCCTCAATGCCGATGCGAACTGGACGATGTATCTGGACTACGCAGAGACCGCCGTCAGGGCCATGTACGAGCCAACAGAACTCCAAAAGCACATCGCCCGCGACTATTTCGGGATGAATCCATTCCAGCCCAACGGCGCGCCCATGGATCAACTATGGCTGTCGGCGTGGCAAGCAATGGTCAGAGCTGAGGCGACCACCCGCCGCCCCGACCCGCTTAGCCCGGCTCCTTATCCAGATCGTCCCTAGCTATCCGGCGCCTGGTCCTCCAGCTCGGCCAGCCGTGCATCGAACTTGGTCTGCAGGTCGGATACCAGGGCATTGGCGGCGGCCAGTTGATCGGCCGGAGCGCCGGAGCCGTCGATGGCCTCCTTCGCCTTCGAGATGAGGCTGGCAATATCGACGCCCCACGAGATGAGGGTGGGCAGGTTAGCCATAACAGCCGCGAGGGCTGCAGTGATGGTTGCGAGCATGATTTGGGTTCCTTTTGTGTTATGATGCCGGCGTCTGGCTTGGTTCTACTGAACCTCGCTGCGGCCGTGTGGAGATCGACTGCCGGGTTAACCACGTACCCGTAGGACGCCTCACGCCTGCTGAGATTAGGCAGGTCCGGATGCGGGGCCGCAGCATCAGTTCACCCTCTTTACTTAGGCGGTGCATAGGCCGCTGTAATGGCCTGGAACGAACTGAGGGCCGCCTGCGCTGCCTTGATCGCGGCGTCGATTACCGAGGCGCTTTCCCCCAGATCAGCGACGGCGCTCTGGGCTGCGGTCATCGTGCCGGTGAAGGCAACATCCGCGGCCTTCATCTGCTTGCCGACCTTGAGGCTGGCGCAGAACGGCGGCGGACGGGAACCCGCGAGGCCACAGGCCGGCTGGTTGAGATAGACCAGCTCGGTGGTCAGTGCCGCGGCATGGGCCAGCTGGAGGGTCACCAGGGCCTTTTGGGCGTCAACCGTGGAGACCGGGGTGTTGAGCGTCTGGAGCGTATTACAGGCCGCCAGGGTGATGCCCATGGCGGCGATGGCGAGTAGCTTTTTCATCAGTGCACCTGTGCGTGGGTTTCGGTTACGACCTTCTCCAACAACGGATCGTGCGCGGCGATCGCTACGCCATCCGTGGCTGTGTCCTTCACGATCACCGCCTGCACGTCTGGGAGTGCATTCACGGCGGCGAGCTTGGTTTGATCGGGCAGCTTGTCGAGGACCGCTGCCTTGCCTTCAGGGTCCAGCTTCTCAATCGAGTTCGCCTTCCCCTGATCGGTCTGCTTGAGCGCCCCCACGATGCCCGGCACCACGAAGGACAGGACGCCCACCAAGGCCAACGCGATGCCGAGCCACTTGCCTACCGACACGGGCGGGAAGTCGAGGGCGATAAGCAGGGTGCCTACAGGGCCGCCGGCGACGAGGCTGGTGCGCAGGACGCTCCACACAACGTCCCAATTGATCTTGCTCATACCAGCACCTTTCCATCGAACATCGCCTTCTCGGCAGCGCGTCGCCGCGTCAGCCCGGGCATCGGGCCGTTAGCCCCTCTGTTCCACCGCGGGAATTGCTCGCTGGCATGCGGGTCGCCACCGTTCAGCATCCGCAGCAACGTCGAGTTGCCGAACGCCATCTGCCCGCAGTTGAAGACGAAGCTCACCAGCGCATCGAACTGACCCTGTGTGAGCGGCACCTTCACGAGGTGATTTACCGAGGCCTCGGAATAGCGAAGGTCCTCCTTCAGCCATGCATCGGCTTGTTGCTGGTTGCAGGCATCGCCGGGGTGTACGTCCCCGGTGTGCCCGTAACCGATCGTCCAAGGCTCAGCGCCGCTGCCTGGATCGGGGTATGCTTCTAGGCGGCATCCTTCGAACTCTTTCACAAGCTCCAGGCCAGCGGGGCTGATTTCCATCGTTACACCGGCGGAGCGGCTGGCGTGTTGGCAACCATCGCTGCCGAGATGCTTTCCTTGTCGGCGTCGATCTTGGCGGACAGCGCCACGATACGGGCCTTCAGTTCAGCGTCGGTGCCGCTGGCAAGGGCGGCGTCGAGGGCGCTCTTGATCGCGACAAGCAGGGCATTGGACGAAGCGATCACCGTCGATTCGGCGGCGACTTTGCTTTCGAGGTCATCGATCTCAGACATGATTTGTCTCACTTTCTTCAGTATGAAAACCTGGCCGATCAGGATGAGGACCAGGAGGGAAACGATTAACCAGTCCATCTGGCTAACCGATGAGAGGAGGGCCGAAGACCTTCCAGCCCAAGAGAAAGAGCAGGAAAAACAACAGGAGCGAGTGGCCCCAAACGCCGTACGGACCAGCAAGGCCGGCGTGCCAGGCGAACCCGAACACCAGCCAGATGAGCATCAAGATCCAGAAGCACAAACCGAGCGTCATGATCAGATCCTTCCCAGTAAAAGCAGGATGACGAGCACGATTATGACGAGGCCGAGCCCACCGCCTCCCCAATGTCCCGTGCCATAAAAGGGACCGCCCCCTACTCCGCTGAAGCCGCCCAGCAGGAGGATCACGACGATGATCAACAGGATTGTGCCGATAGACATGAAGCCCTCCTAGTTAGCGCCGCTGCGATAGAACGTGATCACGACGGCGACGATCGCGACAACCAGTCCAACGACGAGGTACAGGACGTTGGCTGACTTCCCGATACCAGAGGAGCGCCCCTCGTCCGTCTGCAGCCGGTCCCGCAGGTCGTTGATCTTGCTCTCCAGCCCATCGACCTTCGCGTTGATGAAATCCTGAAGCTGTCCTAGCTGCCGATCGAAGCGGTTCTCGCTCTTGGTCGCTGCATCCTCCGAGGCCTTGAACAGCGCGTCGCTCAGCTTGTTCCGCCCGTCCATCCGAGCGGTGAGCAGGTCTTCCGACGCCTTGATCTCCCGGCGCATGTCGTCCTTCGCGGCATTGACGGAAATGGCCGTTTGGGCTGAGGGGTCCAGCGGTATTGGTCTGTTAACCATCAGAAGCCAACCGCCGCGGCATATGTTGCTAAATCCGCATAGAAGGCGGCCGCGACCGAGGTCATGGCGGCACCTATGCAAACTAGGGCCAGCTGATCGGTGCAGGGAGTGCCAGGGCCGCCGCCCGTGAAATCCGCCCCAATGGCAAAGTTCGCGGACTGAATGGCATTCGAGGTGCTGACCGTATCGATGTTGACCGACGAGCCGTTCTTGAAGCATTGCGCGGCATTGGCGCCGGTGCGCATGGCCTGCCAGAAGCCGTTGCTGGTCTGTGCGGACAGAGGACCTGTGCCAGCACTATTGACCTGGTAGAAGCCTGCATTACCGGCCTGCGGGAGGATGAAGCCCGAGCCGTTCGTGTTGAACTCCGAGCCGAGTTCGACGCGCTGCAGGGAGGCAACAGTGCGATCCCACACGGCGATGCTGAAATCGTTTTGCGTGCCTATGCCCATCGTCGCCGGATTGAAGCCAGAATCGATGTAGTTGCTGCCGCTGAAGGTATAGCCGCGATCGACGGTAAAGGTCGGCGCGCCGACCGGCGTCAGGGTGCGCAGTCCGATGATGTCGAGCAGCGCCTGCTGGGTATTCTCCGCCCCCAGCATCGGGAAGTAGCTGGCCTTCGGCAGCCACGTTGCCGCGCCTGCATTGAACAGCGTATCGAGCAGCGTGCGGCGGCCGGCCGAGACGGTTCCCCCGTTCGTGATGACTTGGGCTCGCCACGCCGTGACGGTGGCGTTGTTGGTGCCGCCAGCAGCAGCCGGACGAGATGGGATGAAGCGCGGGATCATGTGGTGAGCATCCCGGCCGCGATGTAGGTATTGGTGCCGCGTGCAATGAGGGTTGCCGCCGCGTACTGACCCAGTAGCTTGAGTTGGCTGCTGTAGGAGTTGAGCGTCACCGCCGTAGTCGCCGTGGCGATCGCCGTGGTTCCCGTGCCGAGCTGGATGATCGTGCAGCCGAAACCCGCCGTCAGCCCCGTCTGGATCGATATGGTGTTCAGCGCCGACGTGTTCATGCAAATCGTCGTGCCGTTGTGGGAGTTCAGCAGCAGGAGCGATATCGTGGTGGTGTTGATGACGTTGTTCGCCGTGACCATGAAGGTGTCGGCAGAGATCGAGACAGCCGTGGCTGTTCCCAAGCCGGGCGTGATCAGGACCGGAGACGTAGCCAGCACATTGTTGCCGGAGCCGGTGCTGCCGGTGGTGTTGGTGCCACCGTTGCCCGTGGTGAGAACACCAGTGACACCCGTAGTCAGCGGAAGGCCGGTCAGGTTCGTGGCGGTGCCACTGGCCGGTGTCCCGAGAATCGGCGTCGTCATCGTCGGGCTGGTCAGGGTCTTGTTCGTCAGCGTCTGCGTGGACGTGATGCCGGCCAGCGTGTCGGTGGCGCCAGGGAGCGTATAGGTCGCCGTCGCTACCGCTGCGATGGTCGTGGTGAAGGCGCCGGTGCTGACGAGATTGCCGGCAATGGTGATCGTGCGGGCGGCGTTGTTTATGCCCGTGCCACCGTTCGAGCCGGTGAGGATGCCTGCAACACCCGTAGATAGAGGCAAGCCGGTGACGTTCGTCATAACGCCGGCCGAGGGCGTTCCGAGATTTGGCGTGATCAACGTCGGAGACGAGGCCAGAACATTTGCCCCGGTGCCCGTGCTTGCCGTTGTGTTCGTCCCGCCGTTGCCCGTCGTCAGAACGCCCGTAACGCCAGTCGTAAGAGGAAGGCCCGTACCGTTAGTAAGCACAATTGCGGACGGGGTGCCCAACGCCGGCGTAACCAGCGTAGGCGAGGTGGCAAGGACGTTCGCTCCCGTACCCGTCGAGGTGGTCGTGCTCGTTCCACCGTTCGCCGTGACAAGAACGCCGGCCAGCGTGATCGTGCCGGAAGTTGTAATTGGGCTGCCGGTGGTCGTCAGCCCAGTGGTGCCGGGCGAGATGGCGACAGAGGTAACCGTGCCGCTACCGCCGCCGCTGGCGGTCGGCTGCTGGAGCGTCCAGGTATCTGTCGCCGTC